GTCCTTGTCGCTAAGGATTGCGAACTTGGTCATGGGTTTGGGCACCCAGTATGCAGGAGTAGGACCCGTGGGCGCAGAAGTCGGCTCAGGCTTAGGCGCCACAGTGGGAACGGGGGCGACGGTGGGCGCGGGTTTGGGCGGCCCTTCTACCGCACCCTTTTTGATCACGACCGTGTGCGCCGTCTCAAGCTTGCCGTCCTTGATCACCTTAAAGCTAAACTGCGCTGCCTTATAAGCAGGGGTGTATTCCATATCCAGGATGCCCAGCTCAGACACACCCCACACGGGGGGTTTCTTGGCCAGATCCCGAAGCTTCGCGCCAGCACCCGAAACAAACAAATGCGTGCCCTGCACTTTCCCAGCGTCCTCTAGGTTGTGGTCGTGCCCCGCAACGTAGAAATCAAACTTGCCATAGATGCTGTTCTCGCAAAATTTGCGCATGCTCTTGTTCGCGTCGCCGTGCTCTCCAGACGACAGGCAGGGGTGGTGCCCCACCGCCCCGATCATGTCGCAGGTTTCCTTGGCCTCGGCCAGACGCCCTTCAAGCCACTCGGTCTGAGCGTCAACGTAGTCCTCATCACCGCGCTCAATGGGGTCCGTGTCCAAAACCACCATGCACAGACCGCCATTGGTCCCGTCGCCAAAACGGTACATGTAATAGGGGTTGGGGTGGATGATCTTGCCAGGATGCTTAATGGCCAGATCCTTCCAGGCGTTGGGGTTACCAAGATAATCGTGGTTACCAAGTGCGATGAAGAATTTGCCCGTGTGCTCTTTCAGCTTAAACGGCACAGCGAACTTGCTTTCAAACTGGGGATCGTTGGCGTCGGTTAGCCCAAAGTCGTAGATTACATCCCCGGGAATAAACACGTATGGGTATTCCAGGAGCTGTTTTCCAACCTCGTACTGACCTTCTTCGCCGGTGCCGACGTCGCCCACGAACGCGATCTTGAGGGGCCCTTCGCCGCTTGTGATGACAATGGTCGCAATTGCAATGGCCGTGGCCGTAACAAACGACTTAAAGATGTTTACTTTGATCCAGTTAAAAACAAGCTTAAGCTTTCTCATCACGCACCCACCACGCGGTACTGCTCAATGATCAAGTACCCAACGGCCGTACCGCCAATAGTGTAAAGCGTTAGGTTTGGAGCTCCAGACACGGGCCCTACGCAAGCTACGCTTTGTCCGTACGAATCGTGGGAGAAAATGGTTGTGAGTGATCCGCCACTTGGGGTTAGGTCAAGGGTTACCTGTGACGTGTGGGCGCCGTAAGAGTAGGTGTTTTCTGTCGCGCTTGTTTGGTGGGTAACGGACCCGCTTGCTGCGGTTGCTCCAACGTCAAGCTTGTCTCCAGCGTGGATCCAGATGCTAAACGTCCCGGACTCGCTTGATGGTGTGTAGTCCAGGTCCAGGATGAGGTTTGTTCCAGCAACGGTTGTTGCCGCCTTTGTTGCCCTAACAGACGCAACCCAGTTGTATGTGCAGCGGGCGTAAAAGCCAGACGGGCATGTGTACGTGCTTGCTTGGCGCTGGATTGAATCGGGTTGGTGGTTAAATGGGATAAATACGTTGGCCATTAGATCTCTCCGTAAACGACGAACACATACTTGCCAACGATCCCGCCGCCAGGCATTTCGGTGATGTCGACCTTGAGCCAGTCGCCAGCGGAAATGTTCTTGGCCGTAGCATCCAGGACCTGGTTAGTGCTGCTTCCGTAGTTTGATATGGTTGAATAATCGATTGATGGTTTGGTGGTGAACACGCTGGAGAAACCTGCGGGGTTTAGAGACGAGTTCTTTTTCACGTCCAGCTCAAGGGTGCCGGTGAGGGAGCCCTTGGTAAAGATGTAGATCTTGGCCTCGGTGAGGGTGAAGTCGAAGGTGGCGTTGTAGCGGATTAGGTCGTCGACGTCTGTGAATTGGGCAGCGTTGTAGAACGTGTCCATAAAGACGATGACTTTGTTTTGAAGCGCCTCGACGGCCAGAATACGGGCCTCGTGATCGTCGAAGTTGTCCTTGATCTTGGTGCCGAGGGAGGCCGTTACGGGGTCGCCAACTTCAACTTCATTCGCATTGATAACTGTAAATGCCATATAAACTCATCCAATGAGATTAATCCGGTACGTGTCTTCGTACCCGGTTATTATCCCGTTATTATCTGTGAAATATCCATTCCTAATTGCTTCATCTTCTGTCGCGGCGTCGTACTCCGAGGCACCGCTGGGCGCGAACGTGGCGACCTTGTTCCACATCCCCGAGATGTCATCGATCTCAACGATGGTATTAAGCCCGTCCTTTTTAACAGACGTCACGATGCCAATCTTTCTGCGGGCGCTGGTTGAGCCCAGGCGGTAGAAAAGCCTGTCCAGCAATACGTACATCTTTTCAGCAAGCCCAATGGTGGTCAGGTTAAGCTTGCTCAGAATCCGCACCATAGAAGAGGCCGATTCCGCCATTAGGGCATACCGCTGAGCAATCAGCTGGGCGTTACTCTCGTCATACAGGTACAGATCCTTCACGTCGGTGCCCAGGGTGTCCGACAACCTCTCGGCCACGGTGTTAACCCTCGACTCATACGAGGACGCCGGCTCCCCAAGCGTCCGGTCCGCATCCTCGTGGCGGTACCTGCAAATGATTTCCTTCCGGATATGGTCCACCCGTGAGTCGATCTGCCACGAAATAATGTCGTCGTCCTGCAGGGCCACAAGCGCCGCTGGCTTTTTGGCGCTCACAATCGACATGGCCAGCTCAAAGCTGGAGTTAAAGTGCAGAGCCCCCATGATCGACTGGTTTACGAGGTCAATCGACTCCTTAACGGTGGGGATCGACTTAGACTGGAAATCCGTGGGGATTTTAAGGGACATCACAAAGGGCGCTTCGCTTGCCGCCTCGGTGAAGGCCGCCTCATTTACAGCGTCGCTTATCCCCGCCTCGCGGATTAAATCCCGCACCACCTGGGCGCCGGTCTTAAGCCAAACCCCGTCCTCGGTTCCGTCATCCGTGGCCCCAAAACAGTCCACCGTAATGATCGACTCGTCAGATATGGCCTGAATGTTCTTTCTCTCGCAGGCCGAACTGGCAACGGTTGACTGGGCAAATGCGATCCTAAGCGTGACCTGGGTGTCCGAGTCAACGGACAGGATCTCGTACCACGTCCCAACCGCAGGCCTTATCCAGTCGCGCGGGTTGAGGATGCCCTTAAATGCCGAGCCCGACGCCGTCACCGTGCGGCTACCGCTTGTAAAAGTGATCGTGCCAGGAAGGGCCTGGGCAGGCGCGGTGTTGAATTCTGCCAGATTCTCAAGCACCAATATCGAGCTAGACCCCGAATTGGTAATGCTGAAATCCCTGAGAAAGACGAAATCGCGCTCGCCTTCGTTCACTCCCTGCACGGGGTACTTTGAGACCTCGTCACCGATCGTCGGCAACGGGTCCAGGTTCTGTTCAAGCACAACCTGCGGGCCTGAAATGCGCCGGATCTGGGCCTTCACGCCGTCAACTAGGATGATGTCCCCGGCCTCAAAGTCGGTGGGGTCGTCGAGGGTGATTCTGTTGGCCTGAACAATGGCGTCGATGGTGGTTGAGATTTTCTTAAGAGGGTGCCCAGCAATTAGCCACTCGCGGTTTTTCTTTCGCCATGGGAATTTTGATCGAACAATCAGTTTCCCAGCGGAAATATTTGTTTCAAGAGAGCTATTAATGGTGATCTGGGTGTTGGAGTCGACGCTTTTAACCTTGTAGTAGTCATCCCCAAAGCGGACCTCGTCGTCCGGAGTGACCTCATCAAGGAAGGCCGTACCGGACCCCGCCAGCACAGTATCCCCAGCTACGTTACTGACTGTTCCAGTGATCTCAAAGCCGTTCAAGATGTGGTCAATGCCCACGCACCTAAGCCCTGAAACGCGCCCATACACGCGGCGTTTTGGAGTGCCCAGTGCCGAGCTGGTGATGTTGCCCTCTGTCCCGTCAAACAGAGATAGCGAGATGTTGTTACCCAGCATTGAGATGAAGTCTGCAATGGCGAACGACACCTCTGAAGAAGAGAATCGCTTGGCCGCGACTACCCCGCGATAGATAACTTTCTTTTCAGTCAGGGGGATGGATGGAGAATATGAGTAGATAACAACCGGCTTATTCTCCCACCAGTAGCGCTCAAAGCGCGCGTCCATGTACCCGTCGGTGTTTTCAAGGACGATCTCGCCCTGGCCTTCTAGGGCCACGCCAAATTGGTCCGGGTCAATCTCGTAACCAAACTGCGAGGTCGACTGGATAATGGGCAGGTACTCGACATCTGTGCCGGTTGAGAGATCCCACGGCAGGTCAATCGGGGCGTTTGAAAAGAACAGGCGGTAGTTAAGCCTGACAAATACGCTGTCCGGGTCAGCGCTTCCAGTGGTCCTGACGTACAGGCGCTTGGCCGTGGGGTCGAAGAACCATTTCCCAGCGGCGTCGATTCCGGCCACGGAGGTTGCGTTTGTGAGCGACGTGCCGTCCTGGATAACGCCCGTTACGAACTCGGGAACGTCCTTGTAGTAGATGCTGCCAGAGTGGACCGTCCACACCATCGCGCGCTGGGATGCCTGCATCCAGGCCAGAACGATTTTCTCAGACGATGTGGCGTTGGCGAACTCTGTGTAGTTCATTTACATCCCGTATTTGGCAAATATCTCAAGCACCCGGTCCTTGGTGAACTGGGTTACCAGGATGTCATCAGGGACAATCGCCTGAATTGCGGTCTTAGCGGTCTTAGGCCTTAGCGCAATCAAGAGAGACATAATGGGGGTGAAGGTGGTCTGCATTGTCTGCACACCCTCAACCGATAGTTGCCTGACCTCGTTTAGCCCGGCGATGTATTCGTGGACTTCTGCGCAGCAGGAGCGGATATCGCGACCCTTTTGGCGAATGTTGAAGTCTTCAAGCTGAGCCTGCCACTCGGGGTCGATGTCTAGGTTTGTTTTCACGTAGACAGCGCTTAGATCGTCGCGCCCGGAGAGCACCTTTTGGTCCTGCGTCCAGGCGTCTGCTTCGGCCTCGGTTTCAAATATGCCCACCCATGGAGAGCCAACGTGCGACTCGTTGGTGATCTTAATTCGCCATGCCATTAGGGCCTCCGGTGATGATGATGTAGTTGTTGTCGGCAACGGCAGCGAGGTTTACGGCGGGAATATCTTCGTTGAAACGGATGTCCAGCGTGTCGCCTTTCTCCATGAACACAGTGGATGCCGTGTTTCCGGAGAACGTCCTGGCCGTTGTGATGAGTGCGGGGAAAGAACTGCCGATGACTACACGTGATCCGTTTACGTAGATGTCGTTCCCGTATGTCTGAGTGGTGGCTCCAGGGGTTAACGATGCGGTCGTGGTCCTCGATAGCACCGTGTACATTCCGGCCCTGTCGGCGGTGAACACCCAGGAGGCCCCGGTCGTTACGCGCGAATGAGAGTCGTAAACCTGAGTGCCGAAATCAATCACGTTCCCGCTTGTAACGGCCTGACCTGCGGACGTCTTATAGAAGGCGTAGATGTTGTTGTGCGGGAACACGCGCACGTTGTCGATGTTCACCGTGTACGCCGTGGCGCTGGTTGATGCGATATGAAACCAGAGCCTGAAGCTGCTGCTGGCGGCGCCGCTGATGAAGAAATATTCCTTCGCTCCGGCCGTGCTCGCCTTAAGGTTGGTGTTGATAGCGGCCACGTTCGCAGCGCCCGTGACGTTGTATATGCCCACGCGGATGTCGTTGCTGGCGTAGCCTGCAGAAGTCTTATAGGTAACCTCAACCAATACGGGCATGCTGGAGTAGCCAGCGGAAGACGTGAAGGCATAAGACACGCCCTGCCCCTGCCTGTTCGCCGCGTCCTTGGTGATAAGCCCATCGGCCGTTCCGACCAGCGGGGTGGTTGTGTTTCTGGTGATGGTGACGTTGGGAGATCCGCCGGTAGCGTCAGCGGGGGTCGTGGCAGCAGCGTCGGCATACGCGGCCCATCCAGACGTGTCGGCCTCAAATCCGGGGTTGGCGATGAAGTTTGGGACGCCGCTTCCGGAATTGGCCAGAACATATGACTTGATCGCTGAAACAGATGGCGCTTGGTCCGTCTCGCTTCCGGCCGTCGAGTTAACCACGGCCGCAGTTCGGGCCCTAGTGGTGGTGTGGTACAGGTTGGTGACGCCTTCTGCGATTTCGTCGGTGCCCAAAACGACCACACCAGTGGCGCCGTTAACAGACGAAACGAGGTCGGTGGTATCCCACTTGTCCCACGTGGTGCCGTTGTAGACTGCGAAATCTCCCACTGCCCAGCTAGCAATGCCGTCTAGGTTGGTTGTGCCTGCCACAGACACGCGATAGGCGTAGCCCTTGGTGCCGACAGAGCTGGTGAGGGTGGGTGTGTTGGTCGAAGCGTTCCAGGTCCCGCGATAGGACATAGGTCCTAGCGCCTCAAGGTCATCAATCCTGGTTTCGTGCCCGGCGACGTCGGTTTCCAGGTCGTCCACGCGTCCTTCAACCTCGTCAATGGCCGTCTGGGCGTTGGTTGCAACCAGTCCGGAGGTGGCGTTGCTGTAGCTGACGTTGGTCGCGGTAGTGGGTACGGCCGTAGTTGTGGGGGCGCTTGCTGACGACGTGCCGTCAGCCAGATCGATAATTCTAGTCATGATTCACCCATATTTCATAAGAGAGGGGGTTAGTGAGATCGCTGGCCGGAGTGTAGCCGAGTGTAACTTTGAGATCCTCGTGGTCCCGCACCCATCCCATGTATGAGCTCTCCGAAAAGGTATAACCAGATGAGGATAAGCGTAGCTTGTACGTGGCAGAAGGCAAGTGGACTTTGTTGTCAAAGTTAATTCTGAAATACGCCTGAGCGTAATCGTTGGTCGTCGGAATTGCGTCGTATATCTCTTGGGCCGTAAACGACTTTGACGCAATCAGGTTGTCCGACAGGTCCAGAATAGAGAGCGTAAATGTCCCCGCCGGAGTGTTGTGGGTGTACAGGTGGGGCCTGATGCTGTCGACGTGTGCGCGCCTGGGCAGCGAGAGCGTGAACTCCTGGGTCAGCGTGGTGACCAACTCCTCCACAACCAGCGTCGTCATAGGGCCTCAACCATGGTCACGCTGGTATTCCACAGAGCGTGAGAGGGGTTTGAGATCACCGGCGGAGAGTCAAAATAGAAGTACCCGGCAAGCCGGTTGTCATTGTTGATAATGGTATTCGTACTATCAACCTTAAAGAAGAATGGGCGAATCTTTCGGTTGTAGTCGTAAACGGTCAGGTAGTCGTCAAACTCAGACTTGGTCATCAGATTTATGTCGAATATCATTCTCGTTTGCGTGTCTATCTCGTCAACGTATCTTTGGCCGTACCTGTTAACTGAAATGATTGAAAGGTCGTCTTCCAGGTACTGCCAGTCATAAGACATTGTCCTACTTGCTCCCACCTCTTGAAGTGCCCCAATAAAGATCTTGGCCAGCTCCACATAGGTCGTGCCGCTAAAAGACAGGCGCCAAAATCGGTATGACTGGGACGCGAACTCCTTAACCGCTATCTCGTGTTTTTGGTCTATGTCCCCAGACGCAATCGTGGTTGTGAACGCCGGAGATCCCCAGGTGTTGGTGCCATTGGCCTCAACTGTTACAGGGGCCGTGAAGCCCCAACCGTTTTTGGAGTGGGCGGCGATAATGATTGAGTCAACCGCTTCGGTGGTGACGAAGTCGAAGGTGATGACGGTGGATGCAGTTGTGGATCTAAATGCCTTGGTGCGGCGATGGTCTTTCAGGTTGGCAACCGGGTACAGGGAGTTCACGTTGGTGGCCGTGATCACCGTAGACGCTTGATCAACCAGGTTGTAGTTCCAAAACTTAATGCCCATTAAAACACCATCCCAGCACGGCCCTGCCTGCGCACGGCCCTAAAGACTTCGCGTCCATCGATGTTAACAATCACCGGACGATTAATCACGGATTCGATCATTTGCATCAGGTTGCCTTGCTGGTTCTCAATAGCACCCGTGGCCGAATCATTGTTAGAGAGGAAGTTGTCCAGGCGGTTTGAAAGAGTCTGGCTCACCACCAGCTCGCCGGACCCAAGCAGTGCCAATTGGCGCTCAGAGGTCCCCGCACCTTGTCCCGCAGGCACGCGCTGGACGAAGCTGCCACCCTCGGCAAATCCGAACACCTTGCCAATCCCACCAAGCGCCTGCCCGGGGGCGTTCCCGACCGCCTTAATGATTGCTTTGGCGATGTTTGGCGCCTCGGCGATAAGCGATGTCGCGAAGTTGGCGGCCACAAGGGGCATTTGAATCGACAAAGCGACAGCCACGCGGGGCATGCTTTCAGCAAGAGACGTGATCACCCTGGGCAGTCCCTCAATAAGGCGATCGATAATCACGGGGATTTGTTCGGAGAACGCTTGCCCGGCGGCACCGATCCCTTCCACTAACCCCAAAATCATGTCCGGGATGGAGTTTAAAAACTCAGTGACGAACGCCTTGGCCGCTTCCTTGCCCTTGGAAAGTTCTTGCAGGATAGGGGCAACCGCCGCGCCTACCTGTCCACCGGCCTCACCACCAAGTGCGAACCCGCCGACCTGCGCGCCCGCACCAAGCAACGTGCGCCCACCGGCCGCACCCTGGGTAACCGCCTGCCCAACACCAAGCGCGGTCCCACCAAGCAGCTCGTTTGAAACACCCTGACCCGATTTCAGGGAGGAGAATATCTCAGTGAAGGACTGCCCCAAGTTCTGAGAGGCGCGCTTGAACGTCTCAAGGCGGTTCTTAAGCCCATCCGCCTGCGCCTTAGACGCCTTATCTTGCTCGGCGGTGATCTTGGTCTGCAGGTCCTTTTCAATCCTAAGCTTCGCGTCGGCGTAAAGCTTCCGGTTGTCCACAGACAGCTTGTTGATGTTGTCTTCGCCGCCAAAGGCCTCGGAGAGGATTTTTAGGCGCTCGTCGCGCTCTTGTCTGGCGATCTGGATAGCTGAGCGACCTACGTTTTTGAGGTCTGCCAGGACCTTGGACACAGCGCCTTGGTCGATCTTGAACTCAACCTTGGTCGCCTCTTCCGGGATCAACGGCCCGTTGCCAAACGCCGCCTGGGATTGCTTTTGGATTGCTGCCAACTCGCTTATGACAGCATCGCGCTGCGCTTGAAGCCTAGTTAGCGTGCCCTTGGTTGTGTCGTCCCTTGAGTTGAAGCGAATAGCGCGGTCAAGCCCTTCAAGGCTCTCCGACAGCGCCTCAACCTTAGTCTTTTCCTTAAACAGCAGGTCAATGCCGTCCTTGAGGTTGTCGATAACGGAGGCAACAAACCCCACGTTCTCAGCGGCCTGACCGCCACCTAGGAGCCCGGTGCCCAGGCTTTCAGATAGGTTTAAGAAAGAAACCTTAAGCTTATCGATTGATCCCGACAGAGTGTTGATTTCTTGCTCAGCACGTCCGCCAAACTTGCTATCAAACAGCTCCTTCGCCTTTCCGGCCTTAAGCTGCTCCTCTGTGAGGTTGGCGAATTCCGCACCAAGCAACTTTAGCTCTCTTGGGAGCTGCCCGGAGAGTGCCTTTAGGAAGAGCTCCGTCGACGAGGTCAGGTCGTTACCAGTCACCGCCGCGAGGTCCGTGGCCGATTTAACCAGAGACTGCGCCGCCTCGTTGCTTAGACCAAAGTTCTTGGCCAAAACAATTTGCTGCAACACCGCGTCGTCACTGAAGCGGGTGCTGGTTTGGATCGCCTCAGCGAAGTCTTGAAACGCTTGGATGTTCTTGGCGGACGCCTCGCCCGTCGCCTCGAGGGCAACGGTCAACTGTGAGAGCACTTTCTCAGCGTCGATCGCCTCGGTGAATGCCGTAGAGAGGAACCTGGAAGCTGCGCCAATGGACAGGAATCCGGCCGCGACATTAGCCAGAGATGAGGGGATTCCTGAGAGTGATTTTTGGAAGCCTGCGAACGCGCCAGAGAGCCCTTGCTGGGCCTTAACGCCCTCTTTTTGGACATCCTTCAGGCCGGTGATGGCGCTCTTTATGCCATCAAGCTTTGCGAGGGTTCGTAGCTCTACCGTTAGTGTTTCGTCCGCCATTCTTGGCCCCCGTCGGGTTTTTCAATTTAGGCAGGACATCCCGTTCCGCCTTGATCATCTCGTCCGCGACAGCAAGCATCTTTTCGGCCGTCACAGAATCCAGAGCATCGCCATCAAACCTGTATCCCAACTCGCTCAACTTCTTCCGGTCTAGGTACTCTTTCACAACGTTAAAGGCGGGAGTGATCTCGCTAATCCCGGCCGTCATAAAGACGACTTGCTTCCGGATCAGCTCCCGCTCTTTTTTCCCAGCACATTCCCCTGCAAGATGCTCGATCCAATCTTGTAGATAAGGGGCGAGCTCTCAGAGGCGCACAAGAACGTTTCGGCGTCCTTGATCTCTAGGCCGCTCTCTTCGTGGACAACGTTAACCGACTTGATCCTGGTAGACGCAATCTCGGCAAGCGTGATCGCAATCTCCATCTGTCCGGCCTGGGCGTCCGGGGAGTGTTTATCTAAGCCCGCACCGGCCGAGAGTTTTAGTCTCTCAACAAGTGCGGGCATATCGATAACGATCTCGCCTTTGAACCCAGTACCGTCGAAGTATTCGCCTTTTAAAACGTAGTCCATTGATCCTCTTAAACCAGGTTGATGAAGAACTCTCCGAGCCCGTCTTGCACATAGGCCCGCACGGTCAAGTTAAACACAGTCACATCGTCCACGTCACTCACCACATCGGCGGTAATGGTGGCCGTGGGGCAGTAGAAGTTCACGCACTGGCCGGGAACCCAGTTGCCGCCGGATTTGGCGCCGATGTTCATCATGAAGGGGGTGTTGGTCCCGTTCCTGAAGCGCTCAAACTTGCTCACGTCATACTGCGAGGCGGTGGCAACGATGCTCATCTCAATGGCGCGAGCGGTGGCGCGCTTGGAGCTGCGTCCCGACTCCTCACAGATGTCAGCGATGGCCGTCAGGGTGTTGGTCACGGTGATGTTGACCGACTGAGCGCCAAAGCAGGTGATGTCGTCAGCGTCGCCCAAGTAAACTTCGCCGTTCTTGGCCACAACGGGGTTAACGTCGTCGTAGTTGGGGGTGTACGGAGCCGCCCAGCTAATGGCGTTCGGGGCCAGGTACGAAAGGCTTCCGGTTTGATCGGCCGCGACGCTGAAGCCCAGGAGGTTGCCGATGGTGTTGGAGGTGTTCGCGCCTGTGTTCCAAAGCAGGCTCAGGGTGCCAGACGGTTTGGCGA